CCAAACAACTCCACTGGTGGACGAGGAGGTGTTGGTTTACAATTAACTACTTTCTCTACAAGTGTTGGTGGATCACCTTCAGGTTGGTATGCAGGTGGTGGTCATTCCCTATCTAGAAATGGTGGCACACAGTCAAAAGTTAATGGCGGTGGTGGATATAATAGTAGTAACAAAAACGGAACTGCATATACTGGTGGTGGAGGTGCATCAGGCACTACCAACACTGGAGGAAATGGTGGTAAAGGTTATGTCGTAATTAGATATAGTGATAGTTAAGGATTAATATGGGACATTATGCAAAAGTAGAAGATGGTGTAGTAACAAATGTCATAGCTGCAGAAGCAGAATTTTTTGACACATTTGAAGATGACTCGCCAGGCGAATGGATTAAAACATCCTACAACACTCGTGGCGGTGTTCATTATCAACCAGATTCTGACACACCTTCTACAGATCAAACAAAAGCATTAAGAAAGAATTATGCAACTATAGGTTATACATATGATTCAACTAGGGATGCGTTTATCCCACCAAAACCTTTTGATTCTTGGACACTTAATGAGACTACTTGTTTATGGGAAGCACCTACTGCTATGCCTGATGATGACAATTTCTATAATTGGAATGAATCAACACAGACCTGGGATCAAGTTTAGTAGATGTTTGGTATAGCCACATTTTCACAAGCACCTTTTAGTTCACTAGCAGGGGCAATACTTACTGGTCAAGCAACCATTACAGCAAACGGCAGTGTATCTGCTGACTTTGTTCGAGTAAGAAACTCTACAGCATCTATTACCATCACAGGTAATGCAGATGCAGGAACAAGTGCAGTAGCAATTATGCATGGTGTTGGTGCTATCACAGGCACAGCATCCATTACAGTGACATTATCAGGCAGTGATGTATTTGGTAATGCAAGTATTACAGGTAATACAACAGTCACATCTGATGGTGTCAGAATTAGAACATCTGATGCAAGTATCAATGGTCAGGCAACAATCACAGTTGCTCTATCAGGTTCTATCATCGATGCCTCTGCTGACATTACAGGCAACGCTACCATCACAACAGAAGGTCTACGAATTAGATTAGGTGATGCTAGTATTACAGGTAACGCTAGTGCAAGTGCATTAGGTGGTTTAGTAGCAGATGGTGATGCAACAGTCACTGGATTAGCAACTATAGATTGTGCAGGTGTAGGAACATTTAGTGGTAATGCCACAGTAACAAGTAACGGCACACTAGTAGTCACAGGATACTTATTAGGCGAAGAATGGACTGACAGTGATGTCGGCACAGAAACATGGACTAACATATCATCAGGTTCAGAAGTTTGGACAGATGTATCAACAGGAACAGACGATTGGAAACGAAAAGGATAATACATGGCTAAAACCAAAATATCAGAATATGATGCAACCGCAGCAAATAATACCGACATAGACGGTGTTAATATTGCTGAATCATGCCCACCATCAGGCATTAATAATGCCATTCGTGAGGTCATGGCACACCTGAAAGACTTTCAGTCTGGCACAAGTGGTGATACATTACCAGTCGCATCGGGAGGAACAGGAAGTGGAACTGCAAGTGGTGCTAGAACAGGTTTGGGATTAGGTTCTGTATCTACACAAGATGCAGACTCTGTCGCAATCACAGGTGGTAGTGTTACAGGTATTACAGATATAACAGTAGCAGATGGAGGAACTGGTACATCTAGTATAACATCAAATAGTGTTATTCTAGGTAATGGAACTTCTGCATTAGATGGAAATTTAGTTGCACCAAGCACATCAGGAAATGTTTTAACATCTGATGGAACAACATGGCAAAGCTCTGCTCCTCCATCTACAATTCCTTCCATACAGGCATTTACATCTTCAGGAACATTTACAGTTCCATCAGGAGTCACAAAAGTTAGAGTAACAGTCACAGGTGGCGGTGGTGGTGGTTCTACAACACCAGGCTCTTATGCTGCTAATGGTGGTGGTGCAGGAGGAACTGCAATCAAAGTTATCACAGGACTAACTCCAGGTGCAACTGTAACTGTCACAGTTGGTTCAGGCGGTGGTGCAAGTTCTGCAGGTGGAGCATCTAAATTTGGAACATATTGCACTGGCAATGGTGGAGCAGGTGGAAGTAACAATGCAGGTAATGGACAAGGCGGTAATGGTGGAACTGCGACAGGTGGCGATATTAATATTACTGGCGGTGATGGTGGTTCTGTTGGTATCAATTTTGGATATTATTCAGGTCAAGGTGCTGATGGTGGAGCAAGTTACTGGGGAGGTGGCGGAATGGCACTTGGCAACCTAAACACAGGAGCATCAAGAAGTGGCAAAGCATATGGTTCTGGTGGTGCAGGTGAAGGACATGTAAGTTCTTCTCAAGGTAATGGTAAAAGCGGTATTGTAGTAGTAGAGTATTAATATGGCAACAAGAATACAATTTGAAGAATGGTTACCTGACCAACCTAGTATCGCTTCATTACGAGATGCTAAAAATGTATACCCTACAGGTATAGGTTATGCACCATTTCCTAATGACGAAGATTTTAGTGATAGTGCCGCATCTAATCTTAACAGTGTATTTGGTGGTAAGGTAGATGACGAGGTTGCTATCTTTGCAGGTAGTGCTGACAAATTATACAAGTTTGATGCTACTGACCTAGACCTAGACAATGTATCTAAATCAGGAGATTACACAGGTGGTGTATGGAACTTTACACAGTTTGGTAAAAAAGTAATTTGTGCAAACAACCAAGCAAAAGTTCAAGCATGGACAATAGGAACATCTACATTGTTTGATGACCTAGATAGTAATGCACCTGTTGCTAAATATGTGACAGTGGTAAGAGACTTTGTGGTCTGTGCAAATTTAGATGCAGGAACAAATGCAAACAAAGTGCAGTGGTCAGATATTAACGATGAGACTACATGGACAACAGGCTCTACAAGTCAGTCAGACTCACAGGTGATTCCAGATGGTGGTGACATTACTGGGATAACTGGTGGTGAGGTTGGATTAGTATTTTTAGAAAAAGCCATTGTGCGTATGTCGTATGTGGGTAGTCCACTCTACTTCCAGTTCGATACCATCTCAAGAGGTCTTGGTTGTTTAGAAGGTCAAAGTATTGCACAGTATGGTGCTACATCCTTCTTCTTATCAGACGATGGTTTTTATAAATGTGACGGCAACACAGTAACAGGTATTGGCACAGAAAAAGTAGACAGATTCTTTTTCAACGATGCAAGACTAACTGACCTAGACGATATGTCTGCCGCAGTCGACCCAGTTAAAAAGTTAGTGATATGGAACTACGGCAATGTAGATGGTGGTCGTAGTATTCTTATCTACAACTGGCAACTAGATAAATGGAGTCGTGCTACTACAGAAACTGATGGTGTTGGTTCTATCACTACCACTGGTTACACACTAGAAGCACTAGAGACTACACTAGGATATTCTGATTTAGATGCCCTACCAGCTTCTCTCGATGACAGACTATGGGTGGGTGGTAAGTTCTTATTTGCTGGATTCAAAGACGATAAGATTGTGACCTTTACAGGCTCTACATACAACAGTGAACTCATCACACCTGACATAGAAGTAGGTTACAACTCTGTAGCTACATTGGTTAGGCCACAGATAGATAACGGCAGTGCAGTTATAGAAGTAGCAAGTCGTAAAGAACTTACAGACAATATACAGTTTGGTTCTCCTGTATCAACATCATCTGAAGGTCGAGCAAGTATAAGAAGTGCAGGTCGTTATCACAGGTTTAGTGTTAGTCCTACAGGTAACTGGACAAACGCAGTTGCTATCGATGTAGATTTTAGAACACAAGGTAATCGATAATGGCTAACCAGTTTCGTAGACTACAGCCACAGTTTGCTACTACTCGTGAAGTCGCAGAGGTGACTAACACAATACTAAATGGCAAATTAAACTGCACAGGTAATATTTCACTAAATACATCAGGAACAGAAACAACTTTATATAATGAGCGAATCAGTCATGATTCTGTGATTATACTAATGCCTAGAAATTCAGATGCAGCAGGTGAGGTTGATCATGTCTACATCAAATCAAAAGCAATTGGTAGTTGCGTGATTGGTCACAGACAGCATGGACACTCTGACTGCAACTGGGATTATGTTATTATAGGGTAGTGTATATCAAGAGTATCTCGGATGAGCAAACAGATAATAGATAACTTTTTAGATCAAGATGAATTTGATCATATAAAAGGGTTAATAGATAATCCATTTTTTTCTTGGTATTTTCAAAATGGTCGTGAGTTCGAGAATGATAAATTCTTTC